ACACCTAGTTTATATAATCAAGTAGAAAAAGGTAAACTAGTTTGGAGAGGAGATAAATATGAATTCCAACCTAATGATGAATCTACTTATATAACTTCATTCCCTATTAAAGCAGATGAAGACAACACAGGATGTATAGCAATATGGGAGAGACCAGAGGCTGTAAATGGAGAGATACCTTACAGTTTATATGTAGCAGGGTGTGACCCGTATGACCAAGATAAATCAGGGAGTGGTTCTTTAGGTAGTTTTTTTATATATAAAAGATTTGTAACTCATGATAGAACTCATGATATTATAGTAGCAGAATATACAGGTCGTCCTAAATTTGCAGATGACTTCTATGAAGAATGTAGAAGATTGTGTATTTATTACAATGCTAAAGTGTTATATGAAAACCAACTAAAAGGGATGAAGAACTACTTTATGCAGAAGAACTCTTTACAGTACATGTGGGAACAACCAGATCATATGATTAAAGATATGATTAAGGATTCTAAAGTACAAAGAGGATTTGGTATTCACATGAATAGAGGTTCAGGTGGAGCATCAGGAATTAAAGATATGTGTGAGTTATATTTAAAAGATTGGCTTTATACAGAAAGAAAAGATTTTGAAGGTAAAGAAGGTGATATTAAATTCAACTTTCATAACATAAAATCTATAGCTTTATTAAAAGAATTAATAGCATATGATGAAGAAGGCAATTATGATAGAGTGATTGCATTAATGCTATGTATATTACAAACAAAAGAATTACATAAAATACATGTAAACTATATGCATAACTCTTCTAAAAGTTTTGGTAATGATCCATTCTTAAAGAAATTATGGAATAAAAATCAAATAGCATCTAAAAATCAAAATATTAAATGGATATAAGTACACTAGCTGGAGGTTCAAGTTCACTCCCAACTCAAAAGACAACTACAGCTCAAAAGACAAAAGCTTGGAAAGAAGCTTCAGTTAATTATTATATTAACTTCAGATATACCAGTGGGACGGATCTAAGAAGTTCTAAAAGAGATAAATTAATAAACTATGACTTAGCTAATGGTATAGTTAACATGGATGATTTAATTAAAATCTGTGATCCTATGGGTACAGGAACTGCTACTTTTTCAGATCAGTTTATGCATCATGATATGATATCTCCTATCATACATGAGCTTATGGGTGAAGAGGCAACTAAGCCAGATACTGCTTTAGTTTATTCTGAAGCTTCAGAAGACATTAACAGAAAACAAGAAGGACTAAAACAAAAGATTGTTGAATTATTAAAACAACAATTGATGGGTGAAATAGATCCCTCAACTGTAGATCCTAATAATCCTCCTCCAACACCATCTCAAGTACTTAAAGCTGAAAGAGCTAATCCAACAGATATCATAGAATCTAAAGCTAATAAAACATTAAAAGTTTTAAAGAAAAGACTAAACACTAAATTATTATTATCACAAGGATTTAAAGATGCATTAATTGCAGGAGAAGAAATCTATTGGATGGGAATTAATAATGCTGAGCCAGCTGCTAGAAGATGTAATCCTATTAACATGACCATCCTTTTGGATGATTCAGATGTATTCATTGATGATGCTATTGCTGTAATAGAAGAAAGATTATTAACTATCCCTTCTATCATAGATGAGTATGGTGATGAATTAACTAACTCAGATCTAGACAAACTAGATACATATTCTAGAGGTACATATGGTACATTTAGTAATGGTGGGAATTTTGATCCTGTATTCACTTTATCAGAAGGCCGGTCAACTTTAAAAGGGGTAACACCAACATCTAACTATCAAGGTAACAATGTCAACAACTATGCAATAAATGTAACTAGAGTTGAATGGATGTCTATGAAGAAAGTAGGGGCCCTAGAATACACAGATATAGATACAGGTGAATTCACAAGTAAACTAGTTGATGATACATTTGCTTCATCTTTTAAAGATTTTCAAGAATTCTATCCTGATGCAGAAGTAGAATGGTTCTGGATTAATGAAGCATGGGAAGGAGTCAAGATAGGACAAGATGTATATTTGGGGATTAGACCAAAAGCCAATCAAAGAAGACGTATGGATAACCCTTATTATTGTAAGTTAGGTTATACAGGATTCATATATGAAGCAACTAATTCTAAATCAGTTAGTATAGTAGACAGATTAAAGAGTTACCAGTACCTTAGAGATATCATAGCATATAAACTACAATTAGTATTTGCTTCAGATATAGGTAAAGTTCTTTTAATGGATATGGCTCAGATCCCAAGATCTGAAGGTATAGACATTGAGAAGTGGATGTATTATTTGAAAGAAATGAAGATTGCTTTTGTTAACTCTTTTGAAGAGGGGACTAAAGGAATGGCTCAAGGCAAACTTGCTGGTGATAGATTTAATCAGTTTACAAGCTTAGACCTTTCATTAACACAATCAGTACAACAATACATTAACTACCTACAATACATAGACCAACAAATCTATAATGTATCAGGAGTTAACCAACAAAGAATGGGTAAGATTCATCAAGATGAAGCTGTAACAAATGTTGAAGCAGCTAGAACATCTAGTGAAACTATAACTCATTATTTATTTGATGCTCATAATGAAGTAAGGAGAAGATTATATGAAGGACTAATTGAAGTAGCTAAAATAGCTTGGAGAAATGGTAAGGTAACACAATATATTAATGATGATCTAGGATTAGACATCTTAAACTTAGAAGAGTTTGAATTTGAGAATTCAGAGTTTTCAGTGTTTGTATCTAACCAAGCTAAAGATAAAGAGATTAAGTTCAAACTTGACCAATTAGCTAAAGTAGCAATGGAGCAAGGTAAAGCTGATTTATCAACTATGATAGATACAGTTGTTAATGATTCTCCTAAAGATATTATAAACATACTTAAAGCTACAGAGGCTGCTCATTATAAGAGACAAGCAGAACAACAACAAGCAGAACAACAAGCTCAGCAACAACAAGTTGAAGCACAAAAACAAATGCATGCTGAAGAACTACAAAATAAACAAGCGGATAGAGAGCTTAAACAATATGAGATTGATTCTAACAATCAAACTAAAATACAAGTTGCAGAAATTAATGTTTATTCTAGACAAGATGATTTGGATCAAGATAATGATGGTGTTCCTGATCCAGTAGAACTTGCTGCATTATCTATGAAAGAAAGAGATTTAGCTAGCAAAAGTTTCAGTGAACAGCAAAAACTAGTTAATGATAAAGACAAGCATTCTAAAGAAATGTCTTTAAAAGAGAAAGAGATGAAAGCTAAAGAAACTCTTGAGAATAAAAAGATAGAAGCTATTAAAGTTCAAAATCAATCTCAAGAGAAAATGCAAGATAAGAAAATCAAAGCAGATAAAGAGATAGCTAAAATGAAACTAGCTGAAGCAAAAGCTAAGGCTGCTAAAGCTAAAACTAAACCTAAAAAATAATGTGGTATAAACTTCCAGTTAAGAAAAGAATGGATCTAATGAAGACCTACAGAGATGGAGGTTATTCATATAGTGATATGGTTAAAGATTATAATGATGGCTTTGAGAATTATAAGCAAGCAGGTCCTACAGCAACTCCAACTGAAGAAAAAGCTGAATTCCCTTATGCTGGACAAAGTCATATGTATAAGGATGAAAGATATGATATTGATAGAGCTAGAGAATTAGGATATGAGCCTGATGAAACAGGACATATGCCTAGTAGAGATTACGAGACAGGTAAATCATTAAAAGCTAAATATTACCCTACTCAATGGAAAGGCGTTATGGCTGATGAACTGATGGGATATCAAACATATCAAGATGGAGATGATCTATATTCTAGACCAAGACCTCTTACTAAATATCCTGATGGTGGTAAATTCAGCGATTATAAACAAGCGGGACCAGTAGCTGAATCATTACCAGAAAATAATAATGGTATGACTGGGATGATGAAATCTAGAATGGCTACAGAGTCTCATTATGGTAATCCTTCTGCTCAGAGAATGGTATCTCCTAATCCTAACAGATATGACTTTGGTAATGGTTATACAGGAACTCATTATATGGGGAGTTATGGTAATGAAGCAAGGCCTGGAATACAAGAGGTTGAAGGAGAGATGAAGTACTATGATAATCCTCCTAGAAATAGTAGGGAGAATATGAGGTTCAATAGAGAACAAGATGCTAGATACTTTGCTGAGAATTACAAAGATGTTGCTCCTATGATGAGACAATATCCAGGAGGAGGTATAGTGGGAGATCCAATCAAACCTGCTCCTATTCCAGCCAATGATAGTATTTATATTGAAAATAGAGTAGCTAATGATGCTAGACTATCAGATAAATATAAATATGAAGTAACCCCTACTAGAAGACAAGGTGATGTCATGTATAGAACAGATAGTAGTGGAAATAGAGTTCCTGTTAATTTTGCTAACATAAGAGAGATTGATAGATTAGCATATAAACATAAGATGGATAAAGATGCAGTAAATGCAGGACAACCTATGATATATGATGTCTTCAAAAACAACAGACCACAACCTGTAGATAGCACACAGTATCAAAACCAAATACCTCAATACCCAGATGGTGGAACTGTTGGAGGTGATGATAAGAAGCCTAAGAATACAGCTACAAACTATTACACTTCAGACCTAAATGATTTCAATAAAAGAAATCAAATGTATAGTGATAGTTTATATGGACATGATTTTAGCAAAAAATTTACCAAGGAGGCCTTAGCTACTGAAAAAAAATATGGATCTGTACCTGAAAAGGATTGGGTAAATTGGATGGGAATGTATCCAAAATTGGAAGAAATACGAAAACGATTAGAAATTGCTAATGGGGAAACCCCTACTCCACCTGAAAACGCTAAAGAAATTCCAATAAAGGTCAAGAGCGCTTATGATGGAACAATACAAGAATACTATCACATAGAAGCTCCACAACCAAAACAAAAAGTGCACTATGTAGATCCTGAAATAGCAGCTAAACAAAAGGCTATTGGAGTAACACCTGATGGTATATGGGGACCTAAGTCTCAAGCTGCTTGGGATGCGCTACAAGCCTCTAACGCACAAGTATCAG